TAAGATTCGCATATTCAAGATAAGCGCCTTCGAGATTGGCGTCTTTAAGATTCGCGCGGCACAGATTTGCGCCTTTTAGATACGCATATTCAAGATAAGCGCCTTCGAGATTGGCGTCTTTAAGATTCGCGCGGCACAGATTTGCGCCTTTTAGATACGCGCTGTACAGAGTCGCGCCGTACAGATTTGCGCCGTACAGATTCGCGACTTCAAGATTGACGCCGCTCAAATCGAGTCGCATTCCTCCTTCTTCATCGCGGAGCCATCTTTCATGCGACTCGATTAAGCGGTTTAGTTCTTCCTGTGCAATGTCTGTCATCGTCACATTCCTTTTTTTAAGTAAAAATACCCTATTTTTCTTTACGCACGCGCACGTACGCGGGTGAGTCTTTTTTTAAGAAAGCCTAGGTTTTCTGCGGCTTATGAAGAAATATTAACCCCCATTTGTAGTTTTGTAAAGCCTAAAAACACGTTTTTTAAAACTCTTTGTTATTGACGGCATTTTTATGTGCTATATAATGGTGGTATCAAAAAGGTTAAACGGGCGTTTAACTAGGCAAGCATTAAAAGGAAATTAAAAATGACTACCTTCATTGAAAAAAACTATGACGAAGAAACCACCGACAATGACACAAAATTGTTGTTCATCATTAAAGACTTTCGCGGAGATAAAGAAGTTGTTTGGCAAAGTATTAATGACTTTGCTAATCGCATAGAAAATGACGATTTTTGTTATACATTTGTAACAAAAAAAACAGTCGCTGATGATTTATTCTTTGATTTTGATAAGCAAGATCAGTGGGATGAAGATGCGTGGGAGGCGTTTTATTTTTATTTTGAGCACGCCGAAGAAGAAATAATTGAAACCCTGAAGAATGGGGGTGAGGTCGTTAATGTCGGCGAATATTGGTATCTAAAAGAGGATGCCCCCGACCTGATTGATGCCGCTTTTGAATATCTGGGTAAGCCACATGTATGGGTTTATGACATCGATCATTTGCACTACTTGGCATGAGGCGAGGTAAAGAATACTTCTTTATTTTAACATAAGCTTAATGTAATGGCTGGTAGCGGGTTCGATTCCCGCCCGGCCTACCATTTTTCCCACATCAGCAAAAAGGTATTAACATGGAATATGTGCTTATATTTCTTGCTATTAACGAAATGGTAAAAAATCATTCAAAAAAATATGACGAATGGAGAAAGTACAATGACAAACAGTAAAGAAAACAACCACATCGACCCCAAACATTACAAAAGTCACCCGTCTGGGATTGAATGCATTGAAATTACAAGGCATTTTTGCTTTAACCTCGGCAATGTTTTTAAATACCTATGGCGATTCGATAAAAAAGGGGCGCCGGTTGAAGACCTTAAAAAAGCATCTTGGTATCTTTTCGATGAATTGCTGTTACAAAGCGGCAAAGAAGAATCGAAAGACTTAAAAGAAAAATTCTCCAAACTTCTTGATGAAATCTAAAAAAAAGGATGAATGATGATTAGTGTAAAAAAAATTGAATTGACAAACTCCGATAAAGATTTTGTCGACATTGCGCGGGTTTCTTACGATACCCCGCAAAAGCCGTGGGATGACAAAAAAGACTCGGGGCTGATTCGGTATCTTGTTGAAAACAAACACTGGACACCTTTTGCGCACAATGTTTTAAAATTTAAAGTATCCCAGTCAGAATATAACACGCTCCTTATCGACTGCCCGCGCAATCTTCTTAATGGTCATTTTTATGACAGAGAAAAAGAGGAAATGACTCATAGCGCTTGGGGGTGGACTCAAATTATTTTAAAGTTTGAGGAATATTATAGCAAATATGGGCGATCCGAATCCCATCCAGCCATTTTATTGTCCGATGTAATTGATTATATATGGACTATATTCCCATTCTTTTTCGCGACGTCACTACCCTACCCTTACATGAAAGATGCGGAGCATAAAACAAAAGATCAGATTCTTGAAAAAATTGAAAACACTGGATTTCATACATTTCAGTTTGAAATGCCAGTATTCGCAGCACGCCAATGGCTACGAACCGAAGACCTCCGAGTCTTTAATGAACGCTCTGGGCGATATTACACCAAAGACCCAACTTTTTACCTGCCAGAGTCGTTTAAAAGCCGTCCAAATGGTAGCTTAAAACAAGGCTCTGGTGATTGCCTGACGCCAGAAAAAAATGCAAAATGGCAAGGAATTTTTAAGGAAGAATACGAACGAATCCTTAAAATTTACAAAGAAGCCTTGTCTGATGGAGTCGCGCCAGAAGAAGCACGTATGCTGCTGCCTCAGTCGATGATGACAAAGTTTGTTTGGACTGCGCACGAATCGACAATTTACCGAATTATTTTGCAGCGTACACAAAGCGATGTACAGACCGTCACGCGTGAAGTTGCAGAAATGTTAAAAAAAGAGATGGAGAAATAATATGGAAGTCAAGTTTAAAAAACTAAACGAATCGGCAAAAATGCCAACTTTGGCGACACAAGGCAGCGCGGGTTACGACCTGTACGCAACTGAAACGGAGGTTGTGCCCGCTGGTGGTCGAAAGCTTTTTAAAACTGGATTCGCTATCGCAATGCCACGCGGATATAAAGCTTTGATTACACCAAGGTCAGGGCTTGCGCTAAAAAAAGGCATTACAGTTTTAAACGCGCCCGGCCTTATCGACTCGGATTATCGTGGTGAAATTGGTGTTATTTTATACAATACCGACTCGGTTCCTCATATCGTAGAAGCGGGAGACCGAATCGCCCAAATGCAATTTGAAAAGGTTATTACAGTTGATTTTGTTTCTGTTGATAATCTGGACGAAACGAATCGGTCTGGTGGGTTCGGCTCTACTGGTACATAACACTGTAAAAATATTTACAAAGGGCGCACATTAATTTGTGCGCTTTTTTTTTGTGATATATTCAATAAAGACTTTTGCAGCAAGAGTGTGGCTTAGAAAGAAGTAGGTAGCGGCGCCAAGCCCTATCCTTTTTGTTAGTAAAGGACTATTCTATATTTATTAACAATTACTTAGGGATGGCGCCATGGTTTGCAAAAGTGGCTTAAAATTTTGGAGTCGTTAATGAAAAAGTACGTTTCTTATATTCGCGTTTCAACAGCTCAACAGGGCGAATCAGGGCTTGGTCTGGGTGCGCAAGTCGATATTATCGAACACTTTACAAAAGACGGGGAAATAATTGCCAGATTCAAGGACGTTGCCAGTGGTAAAAGTATGGCGAATCGGCCTGAGCTAAAAAAAGCTATTGATTTGTGTAAGAAAGAAGGTGCGACTCTGGTTGTTGCCAAGTGTGACCGATTAAGCAGAAATGTGCAGGACGCGCTTTCTATTCTCGATTCGCTTGGCAAGGATGGTTTACTTTCCTGCGACCTGCCTAATTCCGACCGCTTTACTATGACTATCATCTTTGCCGTGGCAGAGCGCGAAAGGCTCTTAATCTCGATTCGCACAAAGGCCGCCTTAAACCAAGCTAAAAAGCGTGGCATTTCCATAGGGCGGCGGGCTGGATATACGCACCACGATGAAACAAAAAACAAAATTTCCGAGTCGCTTAAAAAAACAAATCCAAGCTTTTCCGAGTTTGAAATACAGGTAATGGATTCGCTTAGAAAAGACGGGCTATCTTACGCGAAAATTGCAGAGCGACTCCAAGAAATGGGATTAAAGTCACCCACTGGCAAAGAAATTAAGCCGCAAACTGTAAAATATGCTATTGACAAAATTAAGAATAATTAATATTGTTTTTATTGTAAACGGTAGCGCGCTTCGCGGCCTCTTTGCTCTTTATTAAGCCAATGGCACGTTTTCCGTTTACTGGTGGTTATGTGTGCTTTTTCACGCAAACGCTAGGCATGAACAAGGCGAACATCATCGCGCAAAAAATAACGCACATGCTAACCGCATTTGTGCTCTTCGCTGACTGTGATAGTGATAATATCTAAGCCGTATTATTCTCAGCAAATAAATTAAATTAAAAGACCGCGCTTAAAAAACGCGGTCTTTTTTTTATTTCATTCCTACAGGTGGGCGTTTTCTTCGTCTATCCACAAAATCAATAGGAATAGATTCATTTGCTGGCTTTTTCTTTGCAGGCAAGTAGGCTTTTTTGTAGTGCTCTTCGCAATAGGATTTACCATCGATTCGCGGTTTGTTGCAGAAATGAAAATCCTCTTCTCTTGGATTGCCAACTGGCCATTTGCAACCATCTTTCTTCAATTCAAGCAAAGCTTTTGTTGCGATTAAACATGTGGCCGATTCGCGTTTTTTTAGCTCAATTTTTTTTCCATCAGCGCAAATTTTTTTTATTTTTTGATGCTGCTCCGAATTGGAATCAAGTTCAGTTTTTCCTAAAACATCATTTACCATGCTAATCGGATATGGCGTTTCTTTCAAAACCGCGTCATACCCACGAATCGCGTTTATCTCTAGGATTCGCTGAAAAACATAACGATTAAGCTGAACCGCCGACTCCGAAAGTTTTAAGTTGTTTTCAGTTAAAAACTTCTCAACTTTTTTGATTCTGAGTTCTAATTTTCTTGCGATGAAAGTTATTGACTTCCCTTCAGCCACAAGATTTTTAATTGTATCTTTTTCTTTGTCGTTTAGCTGCCTTTCCCGATTCTTTTGCTTAATCCCAAACCCAATGTCGCTAAAAATTTTTTTGGCATTGCCTTCTTTGATGTCATATTTTTTACAAACATCGTCAAGAGTGGGCTTTTCCCCAGTTTTTTCGTAGTCACTTATCAGCTCTTTTTTAATTTTTTCCCTTTCTTTTCTAAAATTTTCAAAAATGATTTTATTCCTATTCGGCAGGCCGAGAGCTTTCACTCGCGGACTTAGGTAGTGTTCGCTAAGGCCAGTGACTTGCTGTATGTACGCGACATTATGACTTAAGTCATACCAAAGCTTTTTGATAAGCTTATCTTGCTCTTCTTTGCTGAGCTTTTTAAAGTCTTCCATATCTTCACCTTTTAAATGCTGTTTAAACGGCCACAGAAGCCGCGTGAGTGGCCTGTTTTATTTTTTTGGTCGCATGTAGCTGAATGCTCAATCAGCGCACCAGCGGCCTTTAAATCGGCCTTGTTTTCAATTTGTGGAAAGTATTCTTGTATCCACGCCGATTCGGTTTTGAACGGCCATTCAATTTCATGCTTTTTGCACTTTGCGTAAATTTCCCCGATTGTCGGAAAAAACGGCGATTCGCTTTCAAGAATATCAACGATACCGAGCAAAATGGCGTACTCTGGCAAGCCGTAAAGCTTGCATGAAATGTCGTTTAAAATCAAAGACTTGTATTCAATATGGCTTTTTTCCATACGCTTATGCGGTAGCAGCCAGCGCGTAAGATAAGCCGTGATAACTTCCTTTTGAAGCGGTCGTAAAGCCTCTAGAATCCGCACCTTTTCTTTATCGGTAACATCTTGAAAATCAAAGGAAACTTCCGCGTACATGCGTCCTATTTTAGTTGGTGAAGCCGAGGTCTTTGAGGATTCGGTTGTCGTTTTCTTCGTCCATTCGATGTTTTTCGATGGCCGCTTGTCCAGTAGCAATGATTTCACCGAGCGAGCGACCCGTGTTGCCTTGTCCAGCTCCTGCACCTTGGCGAGGAGCGGTCTGGCGTCTGGCTTTGTCGTCAGCTTTCCGCCGAATCCAGTTTCGCCAAATTGCTGACCAGTCGAGCTTTGTGGCCTTGGCTCCGCTTGCCGCGTGCCAATAGTCCCTAAAGATGGCAAGTTCCCGATTTGTTTCATTTTCGGTTAATCCTTCTTTTTGAGCAAATAAAAAATCCTGAGGGGAGGGTTGCCAGTTTTCTGGCAACCGTGTCGCCAGTTTTTCAGGCTTCGGCTTCTCCCCCACACCCCCTCTATCAGTAGACTCTTTTCTATCTATTCTTACCTTCTTTCCTTCTTCCCTTCTTATTATTTGATTCGCTCCCGATTCGCTCCCGATTCGCTCCCGATTCGCTCCCGATTCGCTTTCGTCTTCAATGTCCTGATATTTGCAGTAATTACAGATAGTTATTACAATTTGGCCTGATTCGGTTTCGATTCGTATCATTTTTTCGTTTTGAAGTCGCAATAAAAATCTATGTACAGAACCTTGGCTCCAGCCCCACGCCTTGGCCAAGAATCGCTCAGAATAAGAAAGCTGTCCGCGCTGCAAAGTGATGATTTTTCCATTAACATCGACTCGCTTTTCTTTCCAAGCCGCGTTAGAAACGAGCCAATCCCAAGCGTATCCCTTGCAGTACTTTTCCCCTTCGAATAATGGGTTTTCAAACCTTGAACGATAAGCCCGAATCCAACCTTCAGCCATCTCGCAAACCTCCTTTTTTTATTTCTTGATTAATCCTTGACAAATACATAAGCGTTGTTTCAATTAAAACTTTATGAGGATTAAAAAAAAGCAACTCACACGGCTTGAAAATCTCACCTATAACCTCACCAGTAGCTTTTCTGGTCAGTACCCAGCTTCCAGATCGCTGAGGTTCGAGTCGCGGTATGTGTGTTGTTTTCTTCTGTTCCATTGTTTCGATTCCTTTGCCTTTTTCTTATTACTGAGCATAAAAAGGGGGCGTAGTCAATGCCCCCCCTAAATGCTTTCTTTATGAATAACTTTATGAATAATCAACTATTTTAAAGCCGAGGCCGGTACAAGGATCGAGTCGTTCAGCTACTAAATACGCAGATTTTAGAGAATCTTTTATGAATTCGTCACAATATGCTTTACCTTTATATACCCCATCTTTATCAAGAAAATCTTGTTCAGTTGCCTCTAAAAATTTAGCATGCAAAACGGATTCGGCGATACGTCCTCCAGATCCAATTGAAGCAATCTTATATGAAATATTTCCTATTTCATACTTACGTGGAATCAAAGAAACAACTTTACCATTAGAAACAACAAAAGAAATCATATTCTCAACATTTGGATTTTTATCAAATCCAATCACAAATTCCGCACTCCTGTCGTCAAGACTTTTATTTTTTAAAAATTCTTCCAGTGATGGAATAAAAGCCTCATCTAAAAAAACGGAAAGCTTTCTTTTAAATCTAACAAAAAGCTGTTCATTCGCAGGAATCCATTTTGGTAGTTGCCAATTTCGTTTAATCTGTTGAATTAATTCAACATCGCCAGCCGCGCCAACCTCCAAATAGTCTTTATAAAATATTTTTTCAAACATTCTCATTTGATACCCGTCATCCATAACAGACATGTTGTCATGCATGCCATATCGCATTTTGCTATCAAAATCAGCTACTGCTATTTCAATAAAAACTACTGTTGTCATTTTTATGACTCCTTTTCTGCAAAATCTTTTACAAGACTTAAGATTTTATCTTTATCTTGCAGGGGCATTTTTTTTACGCTTTCAGTTTCAAGAATCGCGTAAATGGCGGCGGGCAAATCATCCGCGGATAAGTTTTCAACTCCGCTAATGGATCCGCCGCAAAAGTAAAAGTACACAAACGAATCGGATAGCCCCATTTCTTTTTGAATTGTGTTTTTAACTTTTTCATGGCCTACAGCCCTAAAAAAGTGGCTTATGCCGACTCCAAGCAGAGTCGCCCCCGCCACAATAGCGATTATTTCCATTTTTCACCTTTTTATTTCGGTAATTTCAATATTGTTTACAGCCTTCATTAACTTTTTCTTAAGGCGGTAAACTTCGTTTTTTGCTGTGAATACGCTTTTCACGTCTTCCACTATCACTTTTTTTCTTTCCAAGTCGTGATAAACAAAATCTGCGATGTATTTGCAAATTAACTGCCCGTTTATGACAATTTTAAAAGTTTCTTGCAGCTTTAAATGTTCAATCTCCCCCTTTTGTTCTCGGCTTTTTAATTCTAGGTACCGATTCGCTTCTTTTTGCGAATCGAATAAAATACCGTGGATTGTTACTTTTTTATTTCTGTATTTTGAGGGTTTAGCCATTTTCTATATAAACCGAATCGGGGAAAAAAATTGCCCCGTCATTGTTTAAAAAAGCCTGTTTTTTTCCATCGGTGTACATACTTCCAAAATGTACACGATTCGCAATCAGGCACATGACGGGAGTCGGCTGGAGTTTTTCCCAGTTTTCCAACTCCCGTAAATCACATGGATTCGTTTTAATCCACATTAAGCCATTCCGAGCTGATGCTTGTATAAGTCAAGCAATTCTTCAAGCTCTGCACGTTCGTTTTCCCGCATTTTGCGGAGTCGCACAATTTGACGCAAAACTTTTACATCAAAGCCATGCCCTTTGGCCTCAGAATACACTTCCTTAATATCCGCTTGTAAAGCGGCTTTTTCCGCTTCCAGATTCTCAATGCGGTCAATGATTGATTTTAGTTCTGCTTCTTGCATTTTAATCTTCCTTTTCAATTTGTTTCATGTACTTACGATGCGCAAAATATTTATCTACAATTTCACGCGCCGTTTTTTCGTCCACATTTTCGGCAAAGGTTAGCATCTGGCCAACTGTTGGCGTGGATTCGCCGTTGCAGAAATTTCGCGCTGCCTTAACGCCTACTCCAAACGAATCGGCTAGTTTGGCAAGGCTTAAATTCGCAGCTTTTTTATAAGCCGCGATAGGATTTATTTTTAAGTAATAATCTTCCATTATTTATCTTCCTTGTTCATAACTATTGCGATAGCACAACACCCGCCGCCGTCAATCGTAAATTTTCCATATTGCAACCCGTACCGTTCGATTTGCATCGCTAAACGACTCGTGAATAAATCTTTGAATCGCTCATCGCAAACCCCGATAACATTTCTTTTTATCTGGTACGCCCCCCCACTTAAATCGATTCGCAAGTCATTTGTTAAAGTTGTCATTAAGTGGTTTTGTTTTTTTGTTAATTTCTTTCGATTCGGATGCTGTAAATCGGGATTAAAAAGTAATTTTTCCCGCTTGGGCTTTGCGGGCTTTTCTTCGCTTTGGCTTTTTAACATCGCTTCTTTTAAGAGTTTGCGGTTTTCCTCACTTAACTGCGGTCTTGTCATTTTTACTCTCCTTTGTTGTCGATGCCTTATTAAAGCATTAAGCATTGCGCCTGTAAAGCATTTTTTTTTCCTTTGAGGAATATTTTTTACTTTAAAGCGCTAAAAATGCGTGCTATAAATACACATCTTAATCAAAAGGAGCACACAATGAAAGAAATGCTTGATATCTACAAAGATCAGATAGGCAAGGAAATTGCCAAGCCTGAAGGCGTCAAAATGCGGGAAATACCCGTAACCGTGTGGCAAGAGTCTTTTGACATTTACTTTCACCACACAGATAAAAGCGACAAAGAAAACTATCGCGCTTTTATCGAAGGCTGGAACATTTACCTTTACGATAAGGTAAACGAATCGTGGCACTTTTTGGATACGTGCTATCCTATAAATTTTGAGGACTTAGAACCTATCGAAGTAGACCACGAGTCTCACCTGTATATGGATAACGAAGACAGCTTTGCGACTTTTTTGAATTCTGAAGAATATGTTTTAACTGTTGATGACGCAGATCAAGATATACCGAATCCACATGATTGCATTTATCTTCATGATTATGATGAAGAATTATCTTACAAAGTAACAAATAAAAATTTCATTAGGGAAGTTTTTTCGCGCCACGCAGAAAAAATCCTTGATGATGAAGCGTACTTTTACTACGAAGAAGATAAGCTTCCAGTGGATGATTTTTAAAAGGAGAAAAAAGATGGAAATAGTAGAAACAAAAGAGGGGGCTATTGCAGCCCCCGAATCCAACCAAGATTTGACTTCACAGCTTTTACAGCTAGCAACGAATCCAAACATTAATCCCAATGTCGTTGAAAAATTTATCAAAATGAACGAAACATTGGAGAAGCAACAGGCAAAGCGTGCGTTTAATGAATCTTTGGTGAATTTTAAAGCCAACCCGCCGCGAATCGTAAAAAATATTGCGGTTTCATTCGGCAACACAAAATACAAACACGCAACAATCGACTCGGTAATGCGCCAACTCGATTCGTGTTTACACAATTACGGATTTGCGCTTAATTGGCGAATCGATTGTACGCCTGATCTTGTTGATGTTATCGCCGTTTTGCGTCATTCTTCAGGCCATGAAGAAACATCCCGATTCGCATCTGCGCCCGATTCGTCTGGTGGCAAGAATAAAATCCAAGCACAGGGTAGTGCTGTGACTTATGCAAAAAGGTATACAGCACTAGCCGTACTAGGTCTTGCTGAGCAAGGTGAAGATGATGATGGAATCAAGGCCTTCTTAAAATCTAGAATTCAGGATGATGAAATTTCAGTTTTGCAAGAATTAATTGCCGAGTCGGGTGCTAAAATTAGTAAAATTTGTGCGCATTTCAAGGTGGGTTCGCTATCAGAAATGAGCACAGAGCAGTATGCCGCATGTACACGTATGTTGAAAACAAAGATTAAAAATAAGGGATAAAAAATGATTATTCACGATTTTGACCAAAATTCCCCCGAATGGTACGACGCGCGTATGGGGATCCCAACGGCAAGCGCATTTAACAAACTTTTAACACCTGCACGACTCCAGCCCGCAAAAAGTGATTACGCCTTTGAATTGGCTGTGCAAATTATTTGCGGTGTTAATCCTGACCCTTGGCTAGGAAATAATGCCACCGAGCACGGACACGACTCTGAAGATGCCGCAGCAAAGCTTTATGAAGTAGAATCTGGGACTATTGTTAAAAAAGTAGGATTTGTAACAGACGATGAAAACACCTATGGATGCAGTCCAGATAGATTAGTTGGCGAATCGGGTTTACTTGAAATTAAAAGTCTGAAAGCTGAAAAAATCCTTGCAATCTGGTGGGAACACCAGCAAACAGGAAAGTTTCCTAGTGAGTATTTTCTACAGTGTCAAGGTCAAATGATGATTACAGGCCGCGAATGGTGTGACCTGTGCTTATATCATCCGAGTCTAGGAATAAAAACCATCCGCACGACTCCAGATTTGGAGGTATTTGAAAAACTGCAAGAGCAGATTCGCGCGGTCTCTGCGCTACGCGACTCCATCGTTGAAGCATGGACGGGGTTCTAAAATGGGATATGTTTTAATTTATCATAGCAATCATGGATACAAACGAGTCGCGGCTTTTTCAAGCCGCGAGGAGGCCGAGTCGGAGATATTGCGACTAGACCGAATCGGGCAAGGTAAAAGCAAGGTTTTGCCATTGGAGGAATACGAAGATGATTAAATCAATGGCTTTTTTCTTCAAAGAATTGGAACGAATCGCACCAGACAAGGTAAAACCCGCAGCCTATTGCGCTGGATTTGACAATTTTATTACAATAAAAATTAATGAGCACAAAGGATTTGGAGAACATCCAGATAAGCTTTTTTTTGAAGTAAATCGCGTAATTTTACCGATTGATGATTACTTTGAATGCGGCGGGACGGACTACCAAAAGCGACTCGCACGAACGTACAGAATCGCGAAAAAGTACGGATTCGCCATTCACGAATCGAAAGTCATTTTTTATGTGGAGTCGCCGAATGACGATTAACCCAGCTATATGGCCGATTCTTTTATACGTGGTCGCCCTGTCTTTTTTGGGTGATTAAAGAGCAATAAAACTTTAACTAGCATAAAGATAAAGAAGGTAAATTATGGAAAAAATTGTACACACAAAAAATTACGGCGATGCATGGTATTAAAAAATGAGAAGATAATGGAAGTTTCGCACAGGTCATTATGATGACTCTTTTGATTCCTTTTCTTTATACCGCTTTATGGCACGTTAAATGCATAAACCCCCGTATTTTTACGGGGGTTTATCATGTGTATAAAGTTGATTCTTGCAGAAATTGCAATTTTTATTTTGACTGTAGAGGCGGGTAAAGCGTTAGCGAGTTTCTAAGTCTATGATATATCGGGCTAGTGCGCTTGCGTCCGATTCGGAAAAGCACACCAAGCCGTCTTTACTTATTGCCGTTATCGCTGGTTTTGCGGGGAGCGTCCGAGTCGTCTGGCACCCCGCTAAAATGATTATTAAACCAGCCAGTAGGATTTTTGTTCGCTTTTTGCACATCATCGGCTTTTTTCCTTTGGCGAATCGAGCCGATTAAGCTTTCAAGAAGCCTTAAAAGCTGTGGGATCGCCGCTAGTAAGCTACTTAGCATCTTTCTTACCAATAGCCTTAGTGGCTTTGATTCGGCCATATGCAGCCAGCACAGCGCCTGCTGCACCAGCGACTCCAATAATTGCTTGTACAATTTGTTCTTGTAGCGATTCGTCTACAGTGTAGCCAAACGCGCCCGCGATAATGGCGAGGAAAGCAATAACGCTACCCCAAACGCCACGACTTTGCCACCATGGCTTATTTTCTGTAATTTCTGTCATATTCAGGACTCCTAAAAAAATGCATGCGCGTGCATTGTAGCACAACAATGATGTGTTTTCACGTGTAAAAAAAATCATTAAATGCCACAAAAATACTCTACATGTGGCATGCGTGTGGTATAATGGTGGCATAAAGAAAAGGGGAATACAATGTCAGACAAAAAAGAATACGTCAGCTACGAATTGAATACAGATATTGATTTTGATGAAGACGGCAACGAGATTGAAAGCGAAGAGTATGTTTTAATCTCACGCGTTTATGTTCCAGAGGAGAAGCGCGGTCAGGGTGTAGCCCGCAAAATCATGACCGAAGCTTTGGCAGAAATTGCCAAAGAACACCCAAGTAAAACCATCAAAATCGCGGCATATCCCTTGGAAGAAACAACTGACTTAGATCGCCTTGTAGACTTTTACGAGTCGCTTGGTTTTGAAGTTTCTGACAGCACAGGCAATTGCCATGCTGTAATTATGGAAATGTAGGGAGGATTCTATGTACATTCTTGTAGAAAATATTGAAATTAACCCGCCCGATGATAGCTTTTTCTTTGTCAATGTTTTTGCGTCAAAAGAAGATGCGAAGCTATATATTACGGAAAAGTACAAAACAGACAGGCTGTTCATTCAATCTAACAAAAATAGATTGCTCACAGATTTAGAAGAAGAAGGGTGCTGCTCTTTTTCATCTTATATTTTTGATGGAGACGTGTGCTTACACTTACATGATCTAATTTCTATCTATGATTTTATTGATTTTGTAAAAAATGGTGATGCGTATTACCGAATAGAAGTAAAGAATCTTGTACCCAAAATATATGGCGCAATTCGCCTTATTCGTCTATGTACGGTTGATTCTTGATTTTCTTCCAATTTTTAAGCTCAAAGTGAGGCTTGTCCACGATACTTTTAAAATCACCGCCCCATGTGACTTCAATGCCGAGTCGCTTGGCGGTGGTTTTAATGTGCTCAGCCAGCGAATCGAATAGCTGGTGATTGTTCCATTGCAATGCACCATCAGCCCAAGGGCAAATGTCTACAGCAAGACTCGGGCTGTAGTTATGTGGTGACTGACCGAATCGGGCGCGGCTGTTGCCTTGAATAAAAGCGGCCTCTTGTGCGGCCTTGTCGCGTTCACCGCAAACAATAGTAAAATCAATGCGACTCGTAGCGAGTGCATAGGTCATTAAAATGATTAAATCGGGATGGCAAGTTTTTAGGCGTTCGCGACTCGCGTTAGAGAATTTATAATTCATCATTTTTTAATCATCCTTCTTTTTTTCAAGGTATATATCGCAAGATACCGCACCGATATCAATGCCGAATCGCTTTTTTAAAATTTCAGCAATTAGGCTGAATGTTCGCATTCCTGAAACACCGACAATAACGCCGATTAAATTCATCATATATTCGTCATGAATATTTAATAATGATGAAACTCCCATAGCAACAATTGCGAGTCCTGCACATAAAATTGCTTGTGCAAGAATCTCTTTAAAGCCCGGCATCCTTTTTTCAACGCCAGCATAATGCATAGCCCTGCCCAAAACAGTTGGAAGCCACAAGATGAAAAAAGGCTTTAAATATTCTACAATATAATTAATTAAATCTACTTGATTTTTTGGCATGACTTGACTCAATGATTGATAATGTTAAATTTTTGCCCGCATCCAGCTTCGAGCAATCACGAAAAATAGGAATAAACTTCTTTCCAACCAATTCATCGAATCGTTGCAAGTCTTTTTTAGCATTGCCGATTCGAAAATCAAAAACGCCATAAATCACAAAGAACAGATGCAGAACACCAAACATAATAAAGAATGATTTTTCTTTGTATTGCGCGTAGTCATATTTTTTTTGCAAGTAAAAAAGAAAGGATGCAGGCGGTCGCATCTTGAGTCACCCATTGCGACTCGGTTGTTGGAAAAATTTTATAGAGCAATTGCCCTGCTAGGAATAGAAAGAAATAAACCGCCTGCATAATATTTTACCGTGGTGTGCGCCGAGTCGGCGTTTTGCGATTCGGCATAAGCTTATCACCTGCTTTTTTCACAGGTTTTTTCACAGGTTTTTTAGCCATTAATATTTATCATCTAGGTGAATCGTTGGAACAACAATTTCAGTTTCTGCGCTGGCAAAATCTGCAACAGAAATTTCACCATCTACATATTGCTGGTGTAAAGTTTTTACATTCTGCATCAATTTTTTTTGCTGCCCTAAAACATCACCAACAGCAGCACGCCACGAATCGGCATTGGCAATAATTTTATCAGCAAGTGTGTCTTTTGTCCAGATTCCATCAGAAGAAGAAACCATATTGTCAAGCATTGGTGTGCTGGAAGATGAATTTTCTTTGTATTGCGTAGCTTCCCAAAGCTGAATCGGCCATGTTTTCGATTCGCCCTCCTCATATGGTTCGTTCAAGTTGGACAAAACGCCTCCAGTGCTTTGATTAATCTTAAAGATTTTGTCATTTAAGCATCTGTCAGCTTTGAAAACCCACGCGCCATTTTCGGCGATATAGTAAAGCGTATATTCCGTTGGGCGTTGTAGGAATTTTTCCCCATCATAAGGATAGCCATTAATCACCCAGTCAGGCGCTTCAATTAAACCAAGCGGGTTGTCGTCAGGAGGCGCATTATATTGCGTAAAAATAACGACTCCATCTTGAACCTTAACCCATTTTGACATGATTTAAATCCTTTCGATTTTAACTTGTGTGTAAATTTCAGAATCGCCGTTGTTTGTTGGGTAGCCGAATCCATTAACCGAACTAGTACTATTGTAATGCTGAATCTCAAAAACGGTTGTTTGAGATAATGTAAATTCATCTCGGCCAACCGAATCGACAGTACCACGACCAGAGCTACCTAAAACAACAACCGAATCGCCAGAAATTGATTGCAATTTTGATTTATGCAGGTGTGAAAGAACTCCATCACCCGTAAGACCAACGGCACCGCATGGCGCTCGCCATTCGATTCGGAATGTGCCCGCTGGCAAGGTGAAGCGACTCGTAGTCAATTCTAGGTTTGCGCCTGTGATTGTGTTCTTATCAATGCTGTTTAATATTCTTGTAATATAAGAACCTGCAACCGATGTTTGTCCAGATGTTCCAGATGGTTCAGTTTGTGACATTTCTAAAACAGGTGGGCGCCCGCTTAGCAATTCCCATGCGCCATAAACACCCAGAAACCGCTTGCGAATCCATACGGTTGTTGCATCATCTGCAACAAAAAGCTGAATTGCCCGCGTATCACCGCTCGGCGATCCGAATGGCGCAAAAACAACAAGGATTCCATCTGTACTTTGCGGGATATTAGCAATTCCAGATACATGGTAAACGCCCGTTTGTGTTACATCATCTGTGCTGCCCGTTGTGATTTGATTCCTACGGTTTCCTGCCGCACCCGTACCAATACCATATGTAAGCAAAACTTGATAAAGCGAATCGGGGGCAATATTAACATCTTGCCGCACGCCCGCGATTGCTTCGGCATCTGTGGCGAATCGTGAAGAGCCAATGATCGATTTGGTTGCATATGGCGTAATTTGGGTAGACCACTGCGCTGGACTGATATCGGGTTGATTGCCTTGGTTGTTCTTTATTAAACTTCTGTAAATAGTTGAACCATAGCGGCAATATGAGCCGTCATGATATACTTGCGCGGGCGCGTATTCTGGTATGCCAATCTGATAAATGTAAGAAATTAACCGAGTCACGGTGTAAGCGAATCCATTAAAATCTTGCTTTGTTGGTTTGCCACCAGTAGGAACAATTCCCCATCCACGAAAAAAATCCGCGTTTAGATTCGTTTCTAGGTCATCGGCTTGCGTTGTGCTTCCGAAAACTGTGCGCTCTGTGCCTTGCGCGTTTGCTGCAAAGGCATCAATATCAATATTGGGTCTTATAATTCTCTTTACCATTAGATTGTAACCTTTTCGGCAAAAATCCCCGAATCGGGGTCTGGATTAAATTTATCATCCCACGGCTGCGAATCGGGTGCATCAGCAAAGCCGAAAGTTAAATTTGGCTCAGCTTGAATCACCACATAATAGCGCACACCCTGCGGTTTTGGTAAAAGATTCAAGTTGATAACGCCTCGCAATGTTTGTAAACTAAAAGTTGGAGAAACATACAATGTTAGCGTCATATCTTGATTGTCAAGAACATATGCGCGGTCATCAAATAGGAATGAAATCACATCAGTGATATTTATACGCTCTTCGTTGTATAAGTAAGCACTTGAATTATTTGTGATAGCTTTCGCTTTCAAGAAAAAGCGATAATCATTGTCATTTAATTGTTGACTCGTGTAGGCTGGCTCAAATTTATCTTTAAACGGAGCCGACTCGACAATTAAAAACTTTTCATCAAAACCCAATGCCGTTGGATCGCCATCAAACCCAAAAAATTCTTTTTCTATGACAAAATGCACAATGCGAGGCAAGCCAAGTATGCGACCGATAACATCAAGTTGCACACCTACAGCCGAGTCTAAATCAAAACTTTCAAAAATATCATGATAAAAACTTGCTATTTCTGCCGCAGCTTGTGCATATATTCCTACCTCTGCTAATGCCTTTGGTTTTTCATAATATTGCTTGATAAGCAACAATTCATATTGATTTTTTAATTCATCAATATCTATCACGGTATGACCTCCGTCACAGTTACGCGAGTCGGGTCTAAAACAAACCGTTCATCAATGGCAGCAACTATTTCAGTATCTGTAAAAGAAATACCATCTCTTGAAACCTGCATATCTGATAAAATAAAAGTTTCTCCTGCCTCCAACCCCAAAGAATATAAATTATCAGCGGCCAAATTAAAGCCGATTGATGTTGTGTAGCTGGCGATTTTTTCTTTTATAAAGTCCGAATCGAATGGAGTCGCGGCATTTTTACGAGTCGCAACAACTGAAACATAAGCATCTACAAGTGTGGGTGTATCGAATCGGTAGGTATTAAGAATTTGTTGCGTACCGCTTGGCCGCTCCACCTCTTCAATGTACGTAACTTCGATATTTCCGCGCAAACCGACTCCACCTGTTTTATTGAAGTGGATTGTTTCCGCAATATCAGCGAGTGCCCCGCCTTCAATCACAAGCCATAAAGTATGTGGGGGTGTGCCATTTGCAGAAGTTGTATCCGAGTCGTTATCTTCCACATTAACATCAAAAACACCAGACAAATTGCGGAGTCGAGAAACTAATCCGTCTGTGGTGGAAAGTGATGGATTCGCAACCGATGTTGCGCGCCGGCGCTTGTATTGCGCATCTGTTTCAGCATCCCGCCCTAAAATCGCAGGAGTCGTTGCTGTAATTCCTGTTATTTCTGTTTTAAAAGTTACTTGCTCAAATGTGGCCGCTGTGCTACCAATCACAGCGCCGAACAAAACGCTATTAAAAGTTACCGTTGTTGTTCCTGCTGGAATTGTTACGGGGCTTGCAACAACCCATTCTTGCCCGCTATCATCTCGAATCGTATACGTATCATCAAGTGTTACGGTCTGATTCGCTGTTATATCAATATTCCATTGGGACTGTGAAGGCGCGCGCGGAGTCGTTGCCTGCAATTTACCAATAGACGCAAGTGCGACTCCGCTGGTTTGCAGAGGGTCAAAGCTCTGGTAAATAAAACGGCCGTATTCTTTTAAATCTTGTAACGCTTTTGCAATGATGCCGATTCGCTGGCCGTCTGGGCTATCTTGGTCGATGTTAATATCATCGCCATAAATAGCTTTAAATTTATTTGACAAATCTTCAATTTCATCTGCAAGCGTTCCAATTTGCACGCCATTTTCATCAATTATAGGCTTTACCATTACAAATCCACCTGCAAAGAAACTACATCGGCATAAATCGTTGTTACTGTCAACAAGATTCTTACTTTCCTATTTTGCGTTATAAGCTCCAAAGAGTCAAGGCTTGCAACACCATCTGTAGATAAAACGACTCGCTCTATTTCTGACCTTATTACGCTTTCGTTACTTGGCTGCCCTAAAATTGTGCGCCAATCAATGTTTGACTCTATTGACAAAAACCAATCATTTTGAAACGATCTAATTCTTGTCTTTAAATTTTGAAGAACGGCATTGGATTTTGTTGTATAATCCAAAATTCCGCGACCAAAGCTCCAATCGTCATTTTTATTTAATTTACTTACTCTCACTTTGGCACCTCCGTATCACTTCCACCAGAAACGACTCCACCGTGAACATGTGTGGAGAATCGAATTCCGCCAATAACCGCATCAGAGCAAGTAATTTCACCGCCCGCACTCATGCCACCAGTTGAATTAATATTTCCATTTACGGTTAAATTTCCGTTAATTGTAATATTGCCATTCACAACTTGGTCGCCGTTTAAGGTATAGTCCCCATCTTGAACCGAGTCGCCCTGTGTCGTGATAATGCTCGGTATTTCTATCCCATTCGATTCGTTTCTAATACCAACAATAGCGAATCCATCAGAGTAATCATGCATGCGGAATTCTGCGGGCAAAACATTATCAGAACCAGACCACCAGCGATCTATGCATCGTTCAGAAAAAACAAGTAAGCAATAATCCCCTATAGAAATAGGAAAAGCCATATATGAAGAACCGCCTTGCATATGAACAACTGGAACCTCTGGAAAAACAGGTAATTCCCTTTCAATTCCGTTGGAGTCCTTTGCATTGATAACAGGTTTTACATCAATCGTTGTTTCATTTACTGCAACGACTCGCGCAATCGTGCATGTGTGCGTGTCGGATAAAAAACCTTTCACAACTTCAATAAAAATATCTGTTATTTGCACATTTTCTGGCATTATAGCACCTTAGAATTTGGATTCGCGATAGCCTTAATTTTTTGCTCCCAGCTTTCACCTTCATAATCACCTGTAAAAGAAATAGAAATTACCTTGTAAATTCCGTTGATATATCTGGCTGTTGTGCTCTGCAGGGATACTTGTTCGCCGAGTCGGATGGCTGGGTTTATTAGAGTCGTGAACACAATTTGCCGCTGCTGTTTTTCAGGTGTGGTTTTTAATCCTGTGGCAGGTGAAACAATTGGGATAGTGCTGCCTAAAACTTCATTGCGATTAAGAATATTTACCCTTTGGTCATGAATAAAAACTTCTTGCTGCGGGTCTGTGGAGTCGCGCAATAATTTCCAGCTATTCCCAAACATGATTTTGGCGCGAGTCAATGGTGATTGCTCTGTAATTTTGCCAGAGTCGACTCCTTGCATGTCATTTACAAGTTGTTGTATCGATTCGTTTTTTCCGCGCACAGCCGCACTTGTGAAGCTTGAAAGTGCCGCTTCGTTACCATCTAAGCATTCAATACTTGTAATAAAATCAACACCTTGGCGCGCATTTCTTGCTTGTGTTATGTTACCCTTAAATATTTGTTTAATATTTCCAACGTATCCAGCCTGCAAAGTTACCTGCATAATAACCGAGTCGGTAGGGTCTTTCACGATTTGCGCGCGTGTGCTATCCGATAAGTTATAAATCTGGATATTTGCTTTATTTAGTCCGCCCGTTGTGGCTTGCTCGATATTGAAAGTAATTCGCATTGGTGGCCTAACTGTAATTGTGCCACCATTTCGCAAGCCAACAGTAAGAAAATAATCATATAAAAAATTCATAATGGCACGCTAAACCCACGAATCTGCCGCACGTCTTCAGGCTCAAGTAAATAAAGCTTGCAGCGCTCAGATGAAAAATCATTTTTCAAAAAAGGTTCAACTTCTTGTCCAGACGAATCGAGGCAAACAAAATCAAAGGGCAAATTCTGTTCTAAAAATGTAGGAACATTCAGCGCGATTCGTTTGCCATAAATTCCAGTTGTGCCATACACAACGCTGATACTCCATGATTTTGTTATTGTGCTGTAGTTCAAAGATAGGGATATTTCCACAAAATCAGTAGTAATAACATGCCTTTGGTTGTATTCATCTGTTATATTTTCGATTCGTTTTGACATTAGAACGCCTCAAAAATTTGAGTTAAAAGGCTTTTTTCTTGATTTGTTGTTTCTTTTCCAGTCTGCGCCCCCTTTTCTGCTAACTCTTCGGCTTGCCCGTTGATAGCTGGTGAAGCTGTGTTTTTTAGCCCCTTTGGGATTCGTAAGGCTTGCGCACTAACGACTCGGACTTGTTTCAAGGTAAGAGAAAATTCGATTGAATCAGATACCGAGTCGCGTGGTAGTGCGCATGAAACAATAGCCATGTTTTCATACTGACGTGTGCCAACATCAACAGAAATTAGGTTTTTTCCGAAAAAATAGCTTTCAATCGTTGAAATAAATTTCTCTTGATTCGAACGAGATAGCTGCCCGCCAAGAATCGCCGCGGGTTGTTGCCCGCTTTCATCAATGCTTGAATAGCGCGACTCGGAGTCATCAATAACTTGCGCACGCTGCTGCTGCTGCGCAACAGTTAGCTGCCCTTGCTCGTATGATGTTATGTTGGCAGGTGTTGCAGAAACAACACGCCGTATTTCTGGCTTTGAAGAATAGTCAAGAAATAAATCACCAACGACTCCAGTAATTTCCAACTGAATTGGGGCATTTATTATGTTTTGTGATACGCTGGAACCATCCTCTAGGAACGTATCAGGAACATTATTCTGGTAAGTTGGGACTTCTCTAACATTTGTGTAAAATGTAAAGCCACCAATCCCGACTCGGCTGATTCCGAATCGGGTGTTTTTCTGTACACCACTTAAAAAAGACTGGCTTTCACTCATCATAGTGCCCCGAATCGGAATTGGTTTTGGGTATCTAACAACTGGCTATTTAAATTATTTGTAACATTACTTGCAATTTCATTTGCATTGCTGCCCTGCACGTTTATTGTTACATTTTGATTAACATTGGCATTGTTTACTGTGTTGCTTACGCCTTGATCTGCATATTTATTAACAGAAACTTCAAATGTTTTTTGCAAGTTTTGTAGCTCTTCATCGGAAATAACTCCGATTGTGTTCGCAGCATCAGCAATACCAAGAATTAAATCGGAAAAAATTCCTTTAAAGAAATTTACAATATCTGTAAAAATCTCACTAATGCCTTGCCCTATTTTTACAAAACCATCATCAAATATGCCAACAACGGAATTTATAACATCCAAAAAGACACCAGTAATAAAACCAGTTAAATCAAGAAATATTCCCTTGATTGTTCCAATTGGAGCTTCAAAAAAACCCGCGAGTCGACCTGTAATACTTGTAAAAGTATTTACAATGCGAGTCGCAACACCAGATAGCGCGCTAAAAATTGCGTTTGTGATGCTTTTTATTGCATTACCAATGTTCGATATTACAGATGATATGACGCCAGTCACATCTTTACCTAGGAAATTAGCAATATCATCTGCAAGATCAGCGGTTGCCTCTCTTATCGATTCGATGCCCTCAATAATAAAATCAAGCGCACCAGTTACAATGCTTGAAAAAAAGCTTGCTATTGCCGATTCGCCACCACTCAGCGCAACAATTAAGTCATCTAGTGAAAGTACAATGCCAGCGATAAAGCCCGTTGTAATAACAATCGGCGAAGCGAGCACACCAAGCGCGCCCGCGAATCCTAGTGTAGCAATCTTAAGGGTAACAAAACCAGCAGCGACCACCCCCAAAACTGGAGCCAGCCTAACAAACGACTCGCTAAGCGCGATGATTCCCTTTGTAACAAAAGAAATACCTTTCACAATTAATTCACGGTTATCGGCGAGGAAATTTTTAAAATCATCGGCAATGCCGCGAATCACAGGGGCTAGGCCAGCAGCAATATCAACTTTTAAAGTATCAATCGCAAAGCCGACTCGCGTGAATTCATCCGTCAGTGATGCCAGCGCGTTACCTTGCTCTGTGCTAAAGACGCCGATTCGCTCAGCTTCCTGCCGAGTCGCCGCAAGTTGTTCCTCTGTTAAGCTTAAGAGCTGCACAAGGCTGGGATCAATACCGAGTCGCTCAGCGAATCCTATTTTTTCCGCTTGCGACAAGCTCAGGCGAGCAAAGCTCTTTTGCACATCCTGCAACAATTCATCTGTGCTTTTTACGTCTCCAGATGCATTACGGATTGAGATTCCGAGTCGTTGAAAGTCCTCATTGCCACTTTTAGCAGCCTCCCCGATTCGAATTGAAAAGCGTTCAATCGAAGCGTTTAGCGACTCCACCGAAGAGCCATTGGTTGCCGCAGCAAATTGCAATTCTTGCAAAGTTTCAACTGCGACACCTGTTGCTCTTGATAACTGAATGGTGGGATCAACTGAAGCGGCAACAGACTTTGTAAAGCCAGCTACCGCCACAGCCGCGCCAGCAGTTGCCGCCGCGACTCCAGCTAAACCCGCTATGATACCATCCAAGCCAGAATTGAACCGCTGCAATGGTGATAAGTTTCCAGCAAATGAAAACTTTGTTACAACTTCATTAACAATTGCCATTACTTACCCCTTGCACGGTCTATCATATGCTTTTCAATATCTTGGCATATGCACATATGTTCATGCATATCAAGCACAATTTCTGCATCAATCTGGCTCAATTCTGAATAACTCCCATATCCACTTTTAATGAGGTTAAAAAGAATAAAATCCCATTCTTTTACATTTGTGTGCTTGATATGTTCTACATTATCTCTGGCTACAATATAACTTAGCTTGTAGCGACTCCGCCCAAAAAAGGGGATGCGATTGCTAACATTCCAAAAATGTAGAATTGATAATAGTCTTCGGGGTGTTCATCCCAGTGTTTTGGTAACTTTTCAATAGAAAACCCATCAAAAAGCCAGACGCGCTCCATGATTTTTTGCACCTGCGCAAAATCTGGAGTTAAGTCTTTATTCATAAGCCCCAAAGCAGCGCCTTCTTTTTCCAAAGAATCCTTATTTTTACCGAGGAAACCATTAATATAAGTCGCATCATGAATATTTACCGATGTCAATTCATATTTTCGGCCATTAATTTCCATGCACTTATCTTTTCGAATCTGTTTTGCTAGTTCCATCTGATCCATTTTTTTACACCTCGCGAGTCGCTAGGGCTTGAATTGTGTATTGGCGTGCGACTGTTGCGCCGTCCGTGTTGTTAAGTGTAATTGTATTTTCATTTACAATCGCACCTGCTTGAAATTCAATCGAATCGGTTTTTTCTTCGCCATTGCGCTGGATTTGGGAAGAAATACGCCCCTCAATAAATCTGCGAGGCGATTCGTTCATTAAATTATTTAGGAATTCATCCGAGTCGGAATATTGCATTGCGTAAACAATTATGTTAGCAATTTTTCCGTTTGATGTTTCCGAAATGGTCGCCCCATTTTGACCATTGACTCGCGCCGTTTTTGGATTCGGAAAATCAATATCCGCAAACACACCTTCGGGCGCGTCCGCGATAACCGTACCATCCACAATGACGGTCTGCGATAAAATTACAGTGTTTGACATTTTTTTCACCTATTTGTTATCAACAACATTGACATTTACAATGTGGATAGCACCAGCCAGCTTAATGGCAATTTGCAGTGTAATTTTACGTTCTTGGCGTTCAGATTGCAGTTGTGTTGCAGGGTCTGTGCCTAAAATGTAATATCCTTTCGTGCGAATCGCGTTCAAAAAGGTATCTAGATTACCAAAGGTATCAGCAGGCCGAGTCCATTCCCCAGCCGCGATAAAACCGTTTCGCACATATTTGTTACAAATTGTTGCAGCCCCTTGAACAACGGTTGCGACTCCTGCCGCTGTTTGTGGTATTTTTGTTGCCGTACCGCGCAAAAGGTTAAACAACCCGATTCGCAAGTCTTCGGCAAAAGCCGCGATATTGTAAATGTTGTCCGTGTAGTCGTTTGCGCCGAATGATAACACATTGGATGTGTCCTTAATAGGAATATATACATCCATGCCGATCGATTCGGCTGCGTTAATTTCTGTCTGGCTAAGTGGCTCGGCTTCGATGTTTGTTAAAGTTTTAAGATTTAGTGTTTTGGTCGTGTTTTGACCAGATAAAAGCACACTGTGTGTTTTGGACATGTACGCCGCAGCCATGTAAGTTTGATTCGCTGTGGTATAAGTCATGCGGAAAAAGGTTTGTCCAGATGTTTTTACTTTCCAAGCTGGATTCGTTTGGCTCCGTTGCAAATTGGTTGCATTATTGAAGGTGTAATAAAACAGAGTCGTTTGATCTGCTTGCACTTTTGAAGCAATGTCAGCAATTTCTTGGTCTGTTAGGCGGGCAATAAAGGTCATGCCACCAACAAAAAGTTCTGATTGTAAAGCATTAATTGCGTCTAGCTTCGATTCGGCCGTCAAAACATCGCTTGCAGCCCCCTGTGTTAGCTGTCCGCCCGATTCGGGTGTCCATTGTAGCAGGTCGCCAATAAAGGTTCCTGCGGGCGCTGCAGGCTCTGTTGCATATGTTAAAGTTGATGAAGCCCCCGTTGTATCAGAAGTCAATACAAATTTTAAGTTTTCATCAAAGGTAACGCTTGCACCAGAAATGGCCGCATCCAAAATTGTGGCCGCTTCATCTGCGCTATCGATGCCAGAAAAATCAAGTGCAGTGATGTTTTGCACAGCCCCGCCATCAACAGTTACATCAAACTCACCATCTGTAATCTGCTGCAACTGTGGAATAAGCGACTCGGTAACAACTTGCCCGCCCTCTAATTCGGCGGCTTTTGCTGGTACTGTTTCATCTGCTGCGCGCCAGAAAGAAAAAACAAGCTCACCACCTGCTTGCACTGGATTCGGAGCACCAAAGAAACGCCGTGCCCATACCGACTCCTGTGAAGATGTGCCAAAGTCGGACTCGACTTCGGTCAAAGTCCGATAAGAGCGAAAACGCTCGCTTGTTGATAAAACATTGTTATTGCTTGTAAAAATAGCACAAGTGTTAATATTACCCGCCCGCGCAAGCACAGGTTCAAGGTTTAAATTAACCGTTACTACATTGGAAATGTCAGCCATGCTTAGCCCCTATTTGTCAACTAAAAAAGTACTTTCTTGATTGTCGTATCTTAACACGGACTCGGTAAAAGATGATATGTATATTACATCAGTTTGCACCTGATAACGATTCGACCATGTGCGCCCCTCAATAAAGCTCAAGTCCTGCACGAGTCGCGGTTTTTTTACTGTGATATTCAGATTGCCATTGTAAAGAATCCGCCGAGCCGACTCGCCTGTGCATATCGCGGCATACTTAAACGCAAGCTGCTGCGCATCATCACCGAAAAAATCAATAGTAACAGGCAGAACGCTTGTGGAATAATATGTCGTTTCCTCCGAGTCGCCATCGTATTTATTTCCGAATCCACTTAAAGCCTTCGCGCCGGCGCTATCTATAATCACCAATAGCGATTTATTATCATTGCCCCGATTCGCATTTGTTCTGCCAAGCTGCAAAGTTGGGTATGTGATACCCATTAAATCGGAAAAAAAAGCACAAAAGTTATTCAAAGGTTCCATGCCACTCCTCCCCGATACATTCAAAATACCCGTAATCGCTCCAATTTTGTTCTGTTACGATTCGGTATGTGCTTCCTGCATAGCTGATATACTGATTTATGTTTAGATTTACGCGTGTATGGATTCGCACGTACCGCAAACTAAAATCAATTTCAGAAACATTCAGGTTTTCGGGATTCGCAACTTGAATGACTGCGCGAATCGATTCTTGCGATGAAATACTTTCCACTGGATTTTTAAAATCGCCCGCAACAATGCTTTTCGTCACTGTAATTAAATTAACCGCTTGCTCAAAAGCTGCCACTGTTGCGGCCATGTTAGGAATCATTTTCAACAACCCATGTAATGGAGTTTCTAAGAGTACCCGTATCAATCAAAGGCTTGCTGCTACCTTTCGCGCGAATCGTGTAAGGGGCATTCTTTTTCCATTTTCCAAATCCACTTGTTCTAAATGATTCTTTTATTTTATTTGACGCGAATGCCCCAACCGTTTCTAGGCCATTATTTACACTTTGACCACGCTCAAAAAGCAAAGAAAACTGTTTGTCAATGACTCTTTTTATTTCATCCTGTTTCAGTTTAACGGTATCGCCGATAAAAGAGCGCCGCGGGGATTCGGATGTTCCGAATTCGGCATAAGCCGCAATTTGCTGGATTGTTTTTCCGTTGTAAATTTCGCCCGCAACAACATCCGATGGGATCCCAACTTTCACAGCTTTTTTTTTCGATGTTTCAAGCTGTTTTTCATACTCTTTCATCAACTTTTGCGTTTGTTCTGGTGTCATGCAAACACCCCCCCGCTACGGTATGGAATAAGTTTTAGGAAAATTTGCCCATATTTTGTAGATGATAAAAAAGAATTGTTTAAAGAAATGTTACTTGGTGATGCAAAACTTGTTGATACGCTGCCAACTGTTTTGCTTGTTGCAGCCCCTTGCGTGCCTTGGTCAGGGCTTTGATCTAAAACAAAAAGATGCGCAATCAAATAAAGCAACGCATTTTTTTGACACTGTACAGACTCGGAGCCGCCATAAATACAGATGGCGACTCCGTACAATTCTGAAAAGCGTTGATCCACAATCGCCGAATCAAATTCAGGGAATAAATTCTTAAAATCGTCAATCAACGCCATTTTTTACACCTTAAGCAGCAGCAGGAACAAATGCGGATACATCTAAACCCAGCATCCGAGTCGCGGCATTGTTATCAAGAATATCAATGCCAGCAATAGAGAATTGCGACTCCACCGTGAAGGTGAACCCAACCTGATTTTGTGGGGCGAATCGTAATGGTTCGGGGATGCGAATCTTCATGTTTTCGGAATTTGCCGAATACACGATGATTACAGATGCACCACCTACACCACCTGTGTTGTTGCGCACAGACTGCAAGAAAGTGATATTAGGATAATTACCTTGCAGTACAGCCAGAACAGTATCTGGCTTCGTACCGTTCGAGTCGTAAACGGTATTTTCACATGCGGTCATCACATCAATGGGGAAAATCACATGCGTTGGCATAAATTGCAAAATGCCGTTCGCTTTTGATTGTTGACGCGCGATTACAGATGTGATAGCGGCATAAAGCTCTTTCCCTGTAGTTGGTGCTGTGGGGGCTGTCACATCTGTAAAGTTTGCGTAATTTAACAAACCTGTAGCACCAGTTAAATCGCGTAGGCCAGTTGCAACAGAAATATCAATATGTTGCTGATATAATTCATTGTGAATTCGCAAAAATTCATTCACAGGGTTAGTTAGATTCGCCATTGCAGCGCGTCTAACATCCTGATCTGTCCATTTCGACTCGGCCGCATAATCAAAAACTTGCAGGCCAGAAACTTCATGTTCGTAGGAAATTAAACCTTTTGCGGCATCCAAGTCACCAGCAAGTTTAAACTGCCCATTGCGATTGCGGCGCAATGATTGGATGAAAGTTGCTGCACCGCCGGAATTGTCAATGGTGATTCCGCTGTTTAGATAAGTATTTTCTGGATACTTAGCTTCAAAGATTTGCGGGTCTAAACGGAAAAATTGCCGATTAAGCAAATTTCCCTGAGCAGCGTCTTTAAACGCAACATCACCGAAGGACTGCAACGCCGAATCCAGCGTTTTAATCGATTTGATGTTAAAAACATTTGACAATTTGTTTTTGTTTGTCATTTTATCACCTATATCTAAGCTGGATCAACCAAAACAAGCCAAACGCCTGTCTTGACTTCTTCAATGAATTTTACGCCAAAATCAATATCTGTAACTTTTGATGTTGCAAGCCCATCATCAGCATCGCCAGCATTGGAAACGTAAACCTTCCCAAATTTTACTGGAGCCAATTCGCCTGATTTTACATCAACAGTTACGAGTCCTTTGTAAAGAACGCCGTAAACTTGAGGCACCACTGTGGAGTCGTAAGCACCGCCGTCCTCAATGGTCATGTATGGGTATCGCAAGACGACACCTGCAATATTCGGAGTCGCTGAGCCGTCCATGTTATCGAGTCGCCCCGCGTCAATTTTTGCGAATCGACCTGCCTTCAATAAATCTTCATAATTTGCATAGGTGAAGACCATATTGGCGGGGTGATTTGATTGCACACCCCCGTCAACACCTTCAATTTGTGTTAAATTTTGGTTGCTAAAAGCCATTGTTAAAATTCCTTATCAGAGAGCACGTTTAGGGGGCTTGTTTTTGCGGAGTCGCCAAAATCTTTATATTGACTTTCTTCGGATTTTAGCAACTTGAAAGCCACTGGAATTTCATCATCTGTGAAGCCGTGGTCTTTACCTTGTACTTGCTCAACGCACGCCTTCATGATTTCAAGCGGCGTTTTGTTTGAAAAGTCAAATTCAGAGTCAAGGATTTTTACACCCTTGGTGATGGCCGCGGCATAGCTCTTCGCAACAGCTTGCGCTGCGTCTTTGAATTCTTGCGAGTCGGTTAATGGTTTGGAGTCTTCGCTTTCCTTTTCCATATATTCATCTTCACTCGGCTTCATCATTTCTTCAAGCTTTGCGAGTCGCTCGGTTAGCGCACCCAACATTTCCATGACATTATCCATATCATTGGATTCGGTTTCTGTTTTGTCCATATCTTCCGATTCGGCCTTCATCTGTTCTGGCATTTTAGCCCCCATGTTATCAATAAAAGAACACGACTCGCCACATCTTCCTTTTTCTACAATTGCAAGATGGTGCGGCTTGATGTTTTGTTGTTCAAAATCGAACCCCTTTCGATTCGATTCTATGAAAGAGGCTTTATAGCCTAACGATGCTTCTCTTTTACCATCTTTGAGCTTGTCAAGCAATTTTTTTTCTGGTCGATACTTATTTTTTATTGCAATCGTAGATTTTTGCAATTCATCAACTTGATCTATAAAATCGCTATCTGTGATGTAGCCAAGCGAATCGGATACTTCACCTTCAGGCTCTACGTGCCCATCAGTAATAGGAATATTATCCATAAGCTTAGTGGCTTGCGCAATTGTCGCGGGGCTTCGGTAAACTTTGAATATTTTATCACTTGGTTCTAATCCAAGTTCAGCGCCTAAATATTCAAGAATACCGTCACGCATGGAAACAACGGTTTTTTCAGCTTCATCAATGACAGCCGAGTCGCGAAAGTAAGCATCAGTAATTTTTCTCACAGGTTTGGTGCTCCACATCTTACATGATTAAAGTCAAATATTGTGAATAAATACCCATTTTTTAACCCTCTGGTATCACTAAGTACATAGTGCATCTGCAATTATAATCCTGACCGGGCAATAACCAACGCCCATTCACGAATCTGCCTTTGTCAAGGTCAAATATTTTACCATCTTGCGCCGCATGCGAAGGTCGTACGCGTTCATCCCCCGCAGTAATCCAAATTCCTTGCGTGATTCCGAGATTTTCGGCGCGCTTTTTTGTTAAAAATGTGTTGAAATTATTAATCTGATTGCGGGCATTGAATTTTGCTTGGTCGATTCGCTTGCCCTTCATCTCGCGTATCACGGATGAAAGTTCTGTTAAACCGCCGCCTGATGCCATGACGCGCAAAGTGTTTGCCGTGTAAAAAGAAATGGCATCATCTCTTTGCCGCTTCATCCATTCAACCGACTCGAGAAGAAGCGCATTTCTTTGCGACTTCAATCCTTCTTGTGCTAAAAGCTGCTTTGAAGAAATTCCTATTTTGTTTTCAATCGCATTGTAAAGATTTTGCGCGTTCGCTTTGTCTTGCTTGTTAAGATACGACTCCACTAATTTCTTTATTCTTTCATCAGAATATCTTTTTTTTATCTTCTTGATAACGTCTTTTGCGAGTCGATTGAAAATTACGGCATAATTTCCTACTTGCGCATCTCTAAATTTTTCTACAGTGCCTTTATTCAGTTTTTTTACTGTCCCATTTTCAAGCTGGCTAAAAATATTAGTAATCATTTTACCAGACTCTTGCGCAAATTGGCGTTCAAGTCCTTTTTGGGCAGCTTTTACGCGAATCGTTGTCCTTTTATCTGCTTTAATCTGCATCTTCATTTTCGCTTACCCCCATTTCTGGAAAAAACGAATCGTCATTATCGGGCAATAAAACTTCCGCGTTTTCAAGGTATTTTGCAGCATCTTCACCAATCTGAAACAAAGTTGCCGCATTCTGGATTGCTTTCTGTTCGTACTCGATTCGCTGCAAAGCTGTTTGGCCTTGGTTCTCTTTGAATGAGACCTCACCGAGCCCAAGTCGGTCACAAAGAATCCGAATTGGGTTTATTAGATAGTCTGATTGAAGCGACTCGATAGTGAATTGCCAAGCGTTTTGTTCTAAGTTTCCGCTTGCATTCAGTCCGTTTGCATTTTCGCCGACAAGGATAGGTAAGGGGACTCCAGTCACAAGGGCGATTCGGCGCAAGCTATTTTCTTGAATCTCTTTCAAATTTGAAAGACTTTGCGCAAGGACTTCTACCGAGTCGTTAGCATCAATAATGCCGGCCCCGTAAATGCTGCGCGCATTTTCTAGAGTCGCAATCATATCAACGATTTGACTTTCTCTATTTGATTGCAGCGCTTCCCCAAAACCTGTGATTTTGTAAAAAAAGTTACTTGATTTTTCAATTATTGTTGCAGAAGAGCGCTCAATAATTCCATCCGCAATAATTTGCGCATGGCACAATTCAATTTCTGATATACCGCCATAATCGTAAGTTGGCAACTCATCAAATGTTGGTTTTACATATGTGAAATCAATTATGTTTTTTGGATGAACATTAACGCCACGAATATTGTACGACTCTGGTTCATAAATGCGACCTGATTGCAAGTCTTTGTTCACAGATGTAACAGAAACTTCAATAGGGGAAAAAACCGATAAAATTACGTTATCCCATGTGATGCCAGTTACTGGGTGCGACAAGTCTGCACCTTTTTTCTGTACTAAAATCACGCCACGGCCATACACAAGCATAAACTTTGTTGCTTGCTGCACAAAAATGGATAAATTTCTATCAAAATACTCTTGCGATTCCTCCGAGTCGAAAATTAGCGTATCATCAAGTGCATAACCTGACTTCAAACGAATCACTTTTGACATGATGCCAGTTTTGTAAATCGCCGACATTTCTTCGTAAGATAGCCGCCCGACATTTGCGAATCGGTTTGTATTCAGGGCATTGCGGCTATTCGCAAGTTTGTTGAAAAAGTTGTAAAGCCCGTCTTTTACTGGTGCATCTTTTTTTGGTGTCTTTTTGAAAATCATGTGAATAAATCCCTAATCCAGTAGCCAACAATTTTGGTTTTTCATTATTGGCTCCAAGCCGTACCGAATCGCATCAATACAATGGTTATTGGCATCTAAAATAGTGGGTAAAATATCTTTTGTTAGACGATCTTGCTTGTAGCTGTAATTACAAAATTCATTGTAAGTTTCTGTGCAACGCGGATGGATAACGACTCGGTCAAACGACTTAATAAAAGCAACACCATCCTCTACAGAACCTTTGCCTTTTTTGGCTCCTTGGCACATAGGGAATCCATGACGCCGTAAAAAGCTTATCGACTCTGGTCGGGCGCTATCTGCTATGATTTTATTCCTGCCAAAATCAGGAATTTTATCGTTGATAAATCGGGCTGTTTCATCAATTTCCAAGCCAACTTTCACAGCTTCATGCGAGATGTAAAGTGTATTATCATTAATCCACATTTGTACTGCTGCTGTAGGGTCTCTTGAAAAACCAAAGTCAAGCCCGCAATATGCACCATCCCAATTTTTACCAATTTCAAATTCAGATTTAACAAATTTACCCTTGAAAACTTGTGCATCTGATATTTGCAAGTACTCACCTTCCCAGATGTGATTGTACATTTCTGGTGAAAGTGTTTCCAAGTCATGGAGTCTATCGCTTTTTAGCACCTTTGGAAAAAATCGATTATCTTGCCAACCAACTTTACGAATGACCGAATCGGGGTGGGGATTTAGTCTAAACCGCGAATCTGTTGGACTGCCTTTTTTCCGTGGGTTCCACAATACCCAAATTTCAGAATTTGGCTTGCGAATCGTAGGAATTAAATCAACCCACTGCGATTCGGTTACTGTTTCGGCTTCTTCAACAATACAAATATCAATTTGCGCAAAAGATTTAATCGAGTCTGTATTTTGTAAGCCTTTAAAGAAAAATTCACTTCCTGTTGTTTTACAACGAAGATAATCAACGCCAATATCATAATGTGGCGCGAGCCAATCATTTCCAGCTATTGCACTTTTTAGCTCTTTATGAAATGAATCTTTAATTGAATTTTGATATTCGCGGGTGCAAAGAATGCTTAAATTTCGATTCGCTGCCCATGTCGCTGCGACAAGTGCAACTGGGTAGGATTTTCCTCCTCCCCGTCCGCCATAAAGACCGCGATAACGGAGCGAACCTAGGGGGGGTGAAAAAACTTCATGTACTGGTTTTGACAACCATACTTCAACCATCTTTTTTCTTTTCAAAGTCTGTGACAAAAGTCACTGGCACAGGTGATAAAGAACCATCGCTTGAGGTTAAATCGGTTTGTGTTTTTTCACTATAACCATGATTTGCAAGTGCAAGTTTTGCAATGGCTGAATTAAAAGTATTATTTAGACCATTATTTAGCAAGACTCTGTGTTGTTTTGTCTGTATTTTTTCTAACGTGTGCATGAATTTTTCATGTTTTTCTTTCCACAGATGCATAGTGCGCACAGCTAGACCTAGATAATCGGCGAGTCCTGCAATGCTTGGAATGACATCGCCAGTTTTTTCCCAATTATTTAAATACTCATCTGCTTTTTTTTGTACATCATCATTGTACAATGTTGGTCTTCCTGCGGTCATTCTGCACCTGTCAATAAGTTTTTTTTACTTTTAACACAAAAAAAGCCAAAAAAAAAGCCCTATCCGAAGATAGGACTTTACGAAAGGAACGCACAACGAAAGAAACAACGAGGAAAGGAGAAAAAAAAGCACTACAGCCAAGGCTTAGCGGGAAAAAGGAGGAAACACGCCAAGCCTTTATGGGGTTAATATAGTGATGTTTTTTTCATTTGTCAAATGTTTTTTTTAATCACCTTTCGCAATAATTAAAAATTCATGACATCCGAGTCCGCATTCAACGACTCGGTGATTGTGGTACTTTTGCGTGAATTTTTCAAAGACGTCTTGTTTTTTATCCCAAAGTATGCAGATGGTTCCATCTTCTTTGGGTACAAAAGTCTTCGGTTTGCCACATTCTGGACAAAAAACTTTAATTTTCATTTTAAATCGGCTCCATGTTTTTCAGCCAAATATTTCAACTTCGCCCGATTCGTTCTGTTTAAATCGGTTATACAGCCGTCTACAGCGGCATTCACGACATCCCTAGCGTAGGTAGCCAATCTTAATCCTTTGTGCTCAGCAGCCACCCGAAGCCGTTTAATTTCGTATTCTGACAAGTATACTGAAATTTTCTTTCTCATGCCTTCCCCCTTTAAAACGGAATCTCGTCATCAAACGAATCGTCATCATCTTCGTAGCTCACTGGCTTTTGCCAATCGCTGGACTGCTTCGACTCGCCAGAACCACCGCCAGCACCAGCCGAATCCAGCATTACTAATTCACCGCCGAATCCTTGTACAACAATTTCAGTTGTGTAGCGGTCTTGGCCGCTTTGGTCTTGCCATTTGCTGGTTTGCAACTTGCCAGAAATATATACTTTTGAGCCTTTTTTCAAAAAGCGGTCTGCAACATCAGCCAACGCCCCGAAAATAACAACTCTGTGCCATTCTGTTTTTTCCTTACGTTCGCCAGAATTGCGGTCTTTCCATTTTTCGCTTGTGGCAACAGAAAAATTCGCGACTTTTAGCCCGCTGCTAGTTTGGCGCACATCAGGATCTTGCCCGAGTCTACCAAGTAAAATCACCTTATTCACACTCATTTCCATGTTCCTCTTTTGTTGGTTTCGCTGGATTCGCAGCTATGTGTTCAAAGATTTTATCTTTGCTTTCTCTCCAAAATTTCAAAGCTGTTCGCCCGTCCATGGCTAAAATTTCCGAGTCGCTGAAATTTAGCCACTCTTCAATACTGTTGTTTTTACAGCCAATCTGGATTCTGTCATGGGTGTAGGTAATCGGATAATACAACTCATTGATGTTTTTAATGTAAATTCCATCTCCGATAGCGTCTTTCAGATTCGCGTTTTTAAGATTCGCACCCTCAAGATTGGCGTCTTTAAGATTTGCGCGGCACAGATTTGCGCCTTTTAGATTCGCGCTGTACAGAGTCGCGCCGTACAGATTCGCGCGGCACAGATTTGCGCCTTTTAGATACGCATATTCAAGATAAGCGCCTTCGAGATTGGCGTCTTTAAGATTCGCGCGGCACAGATTTGCGCCTGTAAGATTCGCATATTCAAGATAAGCGCCTTCGAGATTGGCGTCTTTAAGATTCGCGCGGCACAGATTTGCGCCTTTTAGATACGCATATTCAAGATAAGCGCCTTCGAGATTGGCGTCTTTAAGATTCGCGCGGCACAGATTTGCGCCTTTTAGATACGCGCTGTACAGAGTCGCGCCGTACAGATTTGCGCCGTACAGATTCGCGACTTCAAGATTGACGCCGCTCAAATCGAGTCGTTTGCCGCTGGGGTCTCCATTAAGCCATTTTTCATGAGAGTCAATTCTTTTATCTAGCTCGCTTTGTGTAGTGTCTGTCATTTTTCGAATCCTGTCTCTTTCGCTGGGTTTTCGGCTATGTGTTCAAAAATGTAGTCTTTGCTTTCTCTCCAAAATTTAAGTGCAGTTTCCCCATCCATTTCCAGAATTTCAAGGTCGCTGAATTTTTGCCATTCTTCATGACTGTAATTCTGACAACCAATTTGTATTCTGTCGTTGGTGTAGGCAATTGAATAATATAACTCGTCTATATTTTTTATATAGACACCGTCTCCGATAGCGCCTTCGAGATTGGCGTCTTTAAGATTTGCGCCCTCAAGATTTGCGCCATCAAGACTAGCGTGATAAAGATTCGCGTCTTTAAGATTCGCGCGGCACAGATTTGCGCCTTTTAGATACGCGCTGTACAGATTCGCGCGGCACAGATTTGCGCCTTTTAGATACGCGCTGTACAGAGTCGCGCCGTACAGATTTGCGCCGTACAGATTCGCGACTTCAAGATTGACGCCGCTCAAATCGAGTCGTTTGCCGCTGGGGTCTCCATTAAGCCATTTTTCATGAGAGTCAATTCTTTTATCTAGCTCGCTTTGTGTAGTGTCTGTCATTTTTCGAATCCTGTCTCTTTCGCTGGGTTTTCGGCTATGTGTTCAAAAATGTAGTCTTTGCTTTCTCTCCAAAATTTAAGTGCAGTTTCCCCATCCATTTCCAGAATTTCAAGGTCGCTGAATTTTTGCCATTCTTCATGACTGTAATTCTGACAACCAATTTGTATTCTGTCGTTGGTGTAGGCAATTGAATAATATAACTCGTCTATATTTTTTATATAGACACCGTCTCCGATAGCGCCTTCAAGATTGGCACTGCAAATATTTGCACCCTCAAGATTTGCGCCCTCAAGATTTGCGCCCTCAAGATTGGCGTCTTTAAGATTGGCGCCCTCAAGATTTGCGTCTTTAAGATTGGCGCGGCACAGATTTGCGCCTTTTAGATACGCGCTGTACAGAGTCGCGCCGTACAGATTCGCGCGGCACAGATTTGCGCCTTTTAGATACGCATATTCAAGATAAGCGCCTTCGAGATTGGCGTCTTTAAGATTCGCGCGGCACAGATTTGCGCCTGTAAGATTCGCATATTCAAGATAAGCGCCTTCGAGATTGGCGTCTTTAAGATTCGCGCGGCACAGATTTGCGCCTTTTAGATACGCATATTCAAGATAAGCGCCTTCGAGATTGGCGTCTTTAAGATTGGCGCCCTCAAGATTTGCGTCTTTAAGATTGGCGCGGCACAGATTTGCGCCTTTTAGATACGCGCTGTACAGAGTCGCGCCGTACAGATTCGCGCGGCACAGATTTGCGCCTTTTAGATACGCATATTCAAGATAAGCGCCTTCGAGATTGGCGTCTTTAAGATTCGCGCGGCACAGATTTGCGCCTGTAAGATTCGCATATTCAAGATAAGCGCCTTCGAGATTGGCGTCTTTAAGATTCGCGCGGCACAGATTTGCGCCTTTTAGATACGCATATTCAAGATAAGCGCCTTCGAGATTGGCGTCTTTAAGATT